ACCTCTCTAAATCAGATTGTGATACAGATAGTGATATCCCTGCAATCGGCGATTCCATGGTTACGATCGGAAATAAAACCGTTTCCGCCAGGCAAAATGCGATAATAATTTCTGTATATGGTGAAGGATCACCTTCCTTTATTCAGTATAAAGGGATAAATACCTTTTCCCTGGAGGGTAAAGCAAAAATTATCATTTCCCCTGACCAGAATCGGTTTACAGGTAAATTTACATTCGAAACAGGTAAAGATGCAGAAGAGTCCATCGGAGACGTGCAGAGTAATCTGGACAACCTCCAAGTAGGAGAAACCAACCTTCTTGACAATAGTAACAAGGGATGGAAGAATACTGGTTATCCAATAGCGACCATTTACTTAGGAGACTATAAACCTAAGCAGGGAGAAGAATGTACAATTGTTATTAAAGGCAAATTAGGGGCGAATAAAACAAGCTGGGGTGTTTACAATTCTGGAGGGAATGTTGCATTGGCTAGTTTTTATCCTGGTGGTCCCGATACAGATTATATTGCTTTGAAAACTTTTAAATGGACGTTAACGCCTGCTATTGATAATACATTTATTCGGATATATCCAATGCCTAATAGTGTATCTGTTGAATCTGAAATAGAGTGGGTAAAACTAGTATTAGGCAATAAAACTTCGCTATTGTGGACCCCCTCTATCAATGATCAGAGGCAGATTGCAATAGATGAAGCGGGAAAGGTTGTTGATGGGATACAGGTAGGAGGAGTAAATATATTAATCGGTAGTACAACCGGAACTGGGTGGACAGGATATACGGAACATAAAGATACAGAGTTTTCAATAAAGGACGCCTCTACGAGAGAAAGTTATATCCGTAGTGCGATGATAACAATACCTGGGAATAAAGAAATTGTTGTTTCTTTTTACGCAAAACATACAGGTCATCAAAATTATTTTGATTTTTATATTCTTCCTGCTTCTTATCCTGAAATTGATGCATTATTAACTAGTTCATATCAGTCAGGCACGGATTGGACATACAATGAATTTAAATTTACTACACCTTCGGACTGGGGAGAAGGGACACTAGTTTATTTAAGGATTGATCACAATGGTATGTCGGATGGTTCCGAATTTATTATCTCTGTAAAAGATGTACAAATTGAATATGGAAACAAAGCGACAACTTATTCTGTCCCTGAATCTGATAGAAAGGAAATAGCAAAACAGCAAGGGCTAGAAGGCGGACAGGAAGCAGTAAATGGATTACAGATCGGTTCCCAGAACCTTATATCCAAGAAAATGATGTTGAAGTGGAATGAGAAGAACAAGGATATTGCAGTTTGGGGGCAGGATGAAGATGGCATTTATTTAGCTGTAAATCAAAAATTATTATACAATTCGATAGCAGAAGGAACTGAGCAAAAAGACATTTTTAACAGCGCAATCCAATTCAAACAAAATACACAGAATGTCCTATCTTTCGAATATAAATCGGGGAGAAAAATTATTTTTCCTGTTATCAGTTTCCGTATTTGTTATACAGATGGAAGTTACGAGAATGTAAATTTAAGTGGTTCCGATACTACAAAAACACGTACTGATTACATAACAGATTCTAGCAAAACGGTTGACAGGATATCTTTAAATAATTCCATTACGAATGAAAACGTATTGATCTACAACATCTCCCTAATCGAAGGCAATAAACCCCTGCAAGGCTTTCCAGTAGCAGAAGAAGATCAGACCGGAGCAAATAATGTGAATCTGGCAGATGGGACGAAGGAATTTACGTTAGGCGTAGGATCTACGAATTATACCTATAAGGAATTATATGTATCTAAAATAAAGCCTAACACGGTATATTACGTAAATGCAGGTAATATTCAGAATTTAGTAGGTAACCCTGATAGATATTCTTTTGTACTTTATAATAAAGATATAAGTACTGTGCTATGTCCAACATTAAATGCAGATAAGAATGGAGGTTTTTTAATCACATACAATAATTTCACTGAACAAGAAGGACGTTTATTGTGTTATGCAGGTATAGCTGGCTCCACTCTTGGTAACTCTGTAAAATTTACCGAAGTAATGCTAGTCGAAGGCTTTCTTCCGGCCCCTGTTTGGGCTCCTTCTTTCTCAGAGCAGCAAGCAGAAATAAAAACGATAACGAAAACCCTGACCGAAATTAAAGCCGAAAACGGAGAAATAAGTTTAAGGGTTAACGAAGTTTCTGAGAGAGTGGAAGAAGCCAAACAAGAGGCAATTGATACTGCAAATGAATATGCAACTCTTAAATCATATCGTGAAACATGGATTGATCTTACAGCAGAAAAGTGGAATCGGGATATGTATTATCCGGTGACGATTAAAATTGATGTTACAATAAAGACAAGAATACAAGTCGATACCCCGTTGGATTATGTCAATGTGTCATGGGGAACTCATGAAAGTGGCGGATACTCAATGTTATGCGCGTGGACTGTAAACGGAAGCGGATGGGGTTCTATTACTGTCCATAGGGTAATAGAATCTTCCCAATGGGGATGGACTGAACTAGATCCATCTTCTCCGGATAGATTGAAGATTCCATTCGGGTCAATAGGACAATTGACGAACAACAATGAAGAATATATCTTACTTCGCGGAGGAGGGAAATATAGATTCAGGATTACGAATAACTGTGTACCAATTGAACATAATAGCAGATACACGGTATATGGTGGACAACATGTAGATCCACAGAGTTCGGTAATCGGGCCTGTTCTTACGAATGCAACAAAGGAAGAACTTAATGCTGAAATAAATATAACAAAAGGATTGATCGAAAATAAAGTATCTCTAGATGTCTATAATGAAAATGATCAATTAATAAAATCAGATATTAGCAATTTACAAGTTAGTTACAACCAAATTTCTTCTACAGTATCTAAAATTATAAATGGTACCCAAGAAATATAACACAAAGTAATTTCGTTACAATTTTTTCTTCAAATAAAAATGCATTAGGGCAAGAAGTTATTGAATCTATTAATGTTGGCGGAGGAGGCGTTACAATTGATGCAAGTAGGATTAATCTTAATGGAGCTATTAGTGCAAACGGGAATGTTCAGATTACAACAGATGGAAAACTTATTGCAGTTAACGGAGAGTTTACAGGAAAAATTACAGCGACAGAAGGAGAAATTGCCGGACTGAAATTAAGCAATAATGGATTGAGATCATCTGATTTCAATGCGAGTTCAAAAATAGGCTCTTGTTATGCTAAAAATGGTTTTTCTGTATATGCATCAGGATCCGGCGTACTTGCCCCTTCAACAGGTATGTTACAAGCCGGAATAATAACAGCAACAGGAGATAACGCAGAAATAATCGGATTAGAGATAATAGCCAAAAATACTTCCAGTTATGCAACTTTAGCAAAAATAACAGCATTAAAATTAAGAGCCATAGACTATGTTGATGATAGTAAAAAGATGGCTCCAACTGCGGCTTTAATAGTTGAAGAGGGAGTATCGATATTTAACGGAGATGTTGAGGTAAATGGAAAATCTACATTTAACGGTGCTGTATATTTTAAAAATGTTCAAAACGTTAATGGTAAAAAAAATTATTACTTATGCATAGATAGATCAACAGGACAATTGTATTACAGATAAATTATAAAAAACATGGAAATTAACTATTTTATTTCAGCAAAAGCAACGGCAACGGTACAGAATATAAATGTATCGCTGAGTGCAGAGTATCAAAAAGAGCAAGCACCGGAAGTTATCTCCGTAGTAGCAAACGGATACTTGGACGACGGGAAGAAATTCATGAATGCAACCCTTAAATACAATCCTAAGTCCGAGGATTTCAATTCGATTAACGGATCAAATGTTGACTTGGGTATTATTCAGGAAATTGTTCCGCTAATTACGGAATTTTATAGAAAGATTACTGAAACATTCACTAACTACTAACAAAATGAAATATAGATTCGACGCAAAAAATGTATTTGCAATTGATTTATTGGGTAATAATTATATTCAATTGCTGGAAGAGAATCAAAATAAAGGCATTCATCAACTTATCGGGAATGCTGTTTATGTATGCACAAATACGATTGAAATGCATGAGATTGCAAAAAAGATATTCAACGGGGAAGCGGTGGATATGAATGAAAATGAGACAGAATTATTCAAAGCCTCAATAATGGATTCAACCTGGCATGTTTTTATTAAAAACGCTATTATCTCTGCAATCAGAAACAAATAAAAAAGAGGCCGCCCTCGCGACCTCAGTATTGAATTTCCCAAGCATAACATCCCAAGTCAATTAATTACAAGTTTATAGTAATTTTTATAAAACACAAAGAAAAATTGCAAATAAATACCTGGGAATAAAGGAGAAAAATATTATTACAGATAACAAAATATGGAACAGTATATACATAAATGGTTATTATTTTCTGCAGGTGCCATAACCGCTTATATGAGTGATATAATCGGAATTGTCATACTGTTTCTTATTCTGTTCATCGCCGATTTTGTTACTGGCTGTGTGGCCAGTTTCCTGACTGGCAATAAAATCGAATCCTACCGGCTACGCTGGAGTTTTGTCAAGACATTCTGCTATTTCGGGACATTTGTCTTCACGGTCATCTCCGGTCTGTGTCTCAACAAACTGCCGTTCTTCATTAACATCATGAAGCTGGAGGTGTATGTAGCCCTCTGGATTGAAGCAGTATCCATTACCGAAAACCTGATTAAGATTTTCCCGGGAGTGGTATTTCTTGAATATATGCACTTTATGGTCAGCTCAGAATGGGTGAAGAAGATATCCGGCCTGGCAAATTTTTTAAAAGAGAAAGGAGAAAAGAAATGAAACTGAAACTCGAACGGTTATACCTGAAACCGGATTATACAATCGGAAAATTGTACATAGATGGAAAATATTTTTGTGATACACTTGAAGATCAGGTCAGGGATCTGGCAAAAGAAAGGAAGATTCCGGGACGGACTGCCATCCCTGCCGGGGTCTATGAAGTGATTGTGAATATTTCGCCCAGGTTCCGCCGGAAACTTCCACGCCTTCTGGATGTACCGGGCTTCGACGGGATTCTGATCCACCGGGGCAATACGGCTGAAGACACTTCGGGGTGTATTCTGGTGGGTGAGAATCGGGAGCGGGGCAAGGTCATCAACTCGACCCGGTATGAAGTACAGCTTACCGGAATACTCGAAAGGGCACAGGAAAAAGGGAAAATAACCATTGAAATCATACAGTCATGACAAAGTATCTGCTATTTATGATCCTTGTTTTGGCCACTTTCCTGGCAGTTTCTGTAAAGAACTGCCAGGATATCCGGACGGACCGGAACCGATTATCGGATAATCAGCGTACATTACTTGCTGATATCGAATTTTACCGGACAAAGGATAGCCTGAGTGTTGCAAGTGTGGAACGTCTGACATTGACGAACCGGGAATTCCGGAAATACGCCGGCGAACTGAAGAAAACCGTAGAGGAACTTAATCTAAAGGTAAAACATCTCCAGTCTGCCAGCCAGTCCGCTACCGAAACCAAATACCTGGTAAAAACAGAAATCCGGGACAGCATAATCATTCGACCTGGTAAAACTGATACACTTAGCTGCATCAACTATCAGGATCCTTACCTTACTTTTTCCGGCAGTATCACCGGAAAGCAATTCTCCGGACTTATCCAAAGTCGGGACACTATTATTCAGCTGATCCATCGCGTTCCACGTCGGCTTTGGTTTATCCGCTGGGGTACAAAAGCAATTCGGCAGGAAATAATAAGCCGGAATCCTTACAGCCGGATCGCTTACACGGAATATATCGAGCTGAAGAAATAATAAAACAGCGCTTTTTGCCATGGCGACAGTGAGCCGGATGAAAGAAGTCCGGATATGTCTTTTTCCGGAATGGCCAGCTTGCCGGACAGGCTTTTGACAGTTTCCCCCGTTTCCTGCATGCGCCTGATCAGCCAGCCGGGAGTAATGTCTTTAATTTCTGTTTTTTCTTCCTGTTCTGCAAAATAGCTGGTATTCTCCAGTTTGTCTATCGTATCGTTTACAGTAGCCTTTATGTATTTTTCGCATTGTTCCCTTTTGGTCCAGCCCCCGCAAAACATGATCAGCTCAATGGGCATTCCCGAGAGGTACATGTTTGTTGCTCCGGATCTTCTTGCGGTATGGCTTGTTATCGCCTCCCATTTTTCGCAGGTATATTGCTTCAGTTCCTGGCCTTCAGTCCGGTAATATACAATCTGATCCTTAATATCGGCCAGACGGCAGATTTCTTTTATGTGTTTGTTGATTTTCTGGTCTGATATTTTGTAGTTAAGGTCGAATCCGCTGTTTAAAATTTCTGCGACAATCCAGTGCATCGGAATTTCAACGGGTTCGGGTTTCCGTAGTGTCGACCCTTTTTGTGGCATGATCTTTATACATTTTCCCTGTATATTGTATTCGGATATCCGGTTAAAATCAGAGATCCTCATACAGCAGAGAGCTCCGATCAGAAATTTATTTTTTACAATATTGAGGGATTCTACTGCAGCCTGAATATTTTGTTTGCGGTGGTCTTTCCTTTGGCTCCTGATCAGGTCTTCTGTAATTTCAAGTTTATAGATACGGGTCAGTTCACTGATGTTCAGGTAGCATGTATCCGCAGTTTCTGATTCTACTTTAAACTTTTTGTATTCTGTGTTGTTGTGGAGTTTGTCAACCTCTTTCGATACTTCCATGAAACGCCGCAGATTCTTGAAAACAGCCCCTATGTAATTCCTTGAAAAATGTTTCTCTTCACCGTTTTTTACAAATGTTTTTTCTAGCAGCCACTTCCGGAATGCAGCTTCAAATTTTAAGGTGATATCTTCAAAATATAGCGTTATCCCTTTTTCTTTTTCGTATTCTTCCAGTTTATTTTTTGTTGTTGTGTAGCCGTTTGTGGTATGTTTTGACAGTCCGCAATCTTTGATATAATTTTCAATGTAGACAATCAGCTTCTGCTCTTGCCTTTTAATTTCAATTGCGTTACTGCCACTCAGGAACAGGCGGACTTTTTCACGAAATTCCGTTTTGGAGGGAACTTTAAAATTTTGCTTGTAATAAAGTATCGCATTTTTCATTGCAGTTTCCACTGCAATTAATTTGTTGTTTATTGCCGGAGCCTCGGGGGAAGCCTTGCAACGCTGATTCCGGAACATTTTTACTTTGACGGATTCTCCCGTAGGAAAATCATAACGCTGGCCAGAATAAGAGATATATCCACGGATAGTGGAAATTTCTCGTTTTGGATTATCTAATGAAAAGCAGACTTCCATATTTTTTGTTGGAATGAATGTTGGAACAAATGTTGGAATTTTTTATGAATATTCCAAATATTGGGGAAGTATCAAAATACAGTAAAACCACTGTATTTACAGTGGTTTTACAATTATAAAGATTTATATTTGTACTCGAGGCGGGAATTGAACCCGCACGGCCGCAATGGCCACAGGATTTTAAGTCCTGCGTGTCTACCGATTCCACCACTCGAGCATCCTCTTGCGAGAGAGCGAAAAACGGGACTCGAACCCGCGACCCCGACCTTGGCAAGGTCGTGCTCTACCAACTGAGCTATTTTCGCATCTGTTTAAAGAACTTTTTTTGTTTTGCGAGTGCAAATATAAGGCGTTTTTTAGTTTGTACAAACATTTTGTAAAAAATAATTGGATATAATTGCTATATTTGTCGTGTTTTTAAATGCAAATGATAGATGACTG